TAATGCCTCTGGTATGGGTGCGAACCCTGTGCTGAATAGCGCTCAGTTGTATAACGGTCCTCCTCAGACGAACGGCCCGCAGTCGGGTAAGGTTCGCCTTGAAGGGCAGGGATCACGGTATATCGGTAATGAGCGTGCGCCGCGTACAACGCCTTTCAACCAGCATGGTATTACCGGCAAGGTTGAGCCGGGTTCCAAAATGCCAAACAGCGCCAACCATCCGAGTTGATTCTTCCTCCTGACGCCACATACGCAGATTTCCGCGAATACGTGGAGGATCTGCGTGGTCCCCTTTCCTGTGCGGAAATGGACGACTTGTGGGAATGGCGACAGAAACTATTAGGGCTACGAGTAGTGACTGGGCGGGGGTACCGGGAACGGTGCTGCCCTGAGGACGAGCAGCACCTAACCCTGCGCGAGCGGGAGAAGAAGGTTATTGCCGAGGCACAGGCGGCAGGCAAAACCATTGAGAGGGCACCTGCCTGATGGCGCGAGAAACTAAAGCGGAACGGTTCGCTAAGGTCAAGGAACGCATCGACAAAACCCACCGTTGGCGGGTCGATGAGGGCTACGACGCTATGTGGCGGCGCATGATCGACATGTACCGTGGCAAAACCTATTTCGGGATAGGTGACCGTGGCGGTTACGCCGGGAACACCGGCTACGACCGGGTTTCAGTGAACCTCGCGTTTAGTACGATCAACGTCATCGCTCCTTCGGTTGCGGTAAACCATCCGAAGATCACGGTTACTGCGAACAAGGAGGGTGACGAGGACCGTGCCGTGTTCGTGGAAGCGGTCATCAACTATTTGTGGCGGCACCACGACTACCGGAAGCCTTTCCGCAGGGCGGTAAAGGACTTCCTGATCGTCGGCCACGGATGGCTCAAGGTCGGTTGGCGATTCGTGGAGGAAGAGCGTCCGCTAACCCCCGGCCAGAAGGACTTGGAAATCGCTACCGCTGCGATGGAAGTGCAGGATTTCGCTTACGCGAACCCATCAATGGCTGGGGATCTCCCATCCGATGACGACATCGTGGCAGGAGTACCTGCTACGGCCATGGAAGTCGTGGAGGATCAGGCGTTTGTGGAACGGATCAGCCCGTTCGACATGCTGGTGGACCCGGAAGCAACCTGTTTGGAGGATGCCAAGTGGGTTGTTCAGCGCATTGTGCGTCCTCTGTCGGAGGTCAAGAAGGATAAGCGGTTCAAGGGAAGTGTCCGCAGGCAACTTGTCGCTGATGCCGGGGTGCGTTACAGGTGGGATAACGACACGGAACGGGAACAGTACGCTGACCTAGCGGAACGGGTCAGTATCTACGAATACTATGACATTGACCGGGGCACCCTGTCGGTGTGCGCTAGTTCGGGCGACGACTACCTGTTGGACCCCACCCCGATGCCGTATGCGTTTGGACATCCGTTTGTGATGCTCCGCAACTATGACGTTCCCGACACGTTCTATCCGATAGGCGACTTGTCGCAGATCGAATCGTTGCAGGAGGAACTAAATAAGACACGAACGCAGATGGTGAACCATCGGAAGCGTTACGCCCGCAAGTACCTGTACCACGAGCGGTCGTTTGGCCCGGAGGGTCGGGAGGCTTTGGAATCCGATGAGGATGGCCGGTTTGTTCCCGTCATTGACGAGAATCGGGATCTTAGCGGTGTAGTTATTCCTCTACCGCAGGTGCCGTTGTCGCCGGAAATCTACCAGCAGTCTCAGATTATTGAGGCTGACATCAACACGGTGTCGGGCGTGTCTGAGTATGCGCGCGGTCAGATGCCGGAAACTCGGCGTACCGCTACGGAAGCCAGCATTATCGCTGACGCGGGCAACGCCCGCGCAGCGGACAAACTCACCACAGTGGAACTAGTTGTGTCCACGGTGGCGCGCATGGTCATGCAACTCATGCAGCAGTATATGACCGAAGCGCAAATGATTCGGGTAACTGGCAAGGACGAACAAGAGTTTTTCGTCGCCTACGAGCGTGATGACATTGTTGGGGAATACGATTACAACATTCAGGGTGGTTCGATGCAGCCGCTCAACGAGACTGCTAGACGGCAGCAGGCCATTTCGTTGATGAACGCCTTGGCCCCGCTTGTAGGCGTCGTTGTTGATCCGGCTGAACTAGTAAAGCATGTTCTTCAGTACGGGTTTGGTGTCACGGACCCGTCAAAGTTTTTGATTCAGCAGCCGACACCACAGGACATGGAGGCTGCACAGGCTGAGGCCGGTGCCGCCCCGGACCCGTTTGGTGCCCCACCGGGACCACCCGGTATGGCACCGCCCGCCATGAGCGGTGGCGCGGCTCCGGGTCCAATACCAAATCAGGTCTTTGAGTCAACCGGTGGGGTGCCTCCTGAACTGCTAGCGCAACTACGAAACCAAATGGGAGTAGAGTTGCCCAGCATGTAAACGGGACAGTCTTATGTCTCTTATAGGAACAACCGAAAGGATTCCGAATGGCAATAGAAGTGACACCAACAGGGGACACGTACCCCGTCAAGATTGACGGGGAGGAACATCGTGTTTCATTGGATGAACTTCAGAATGGATACCAGCGGCAGGCGGATTACACCCGTAAGACGCAGGAATTGGCATCCGAACGCGAGAGATTGGCTCAAGGAGAGGCAATCGTCCAAGCATTAGAGTCTGACCCCCAAGGTGCAGTAACGGCTTTGGCCGATGCTTTCGGGGTTGGCGTGGGTAACCAAAACACTGTTCAGAGAGAACTGGAAGAGGATTTGGACCCAGAGGAAGTTCGCTTGCGACGACTGGAATCTTCCATTGAGGAACATAATCGCGCACTACGACAGCGAAATATGCAAACTGAGGTAGATGGACTTCGGGAGAAATTCAGCGCTGACATAGATGAGCGGGAACTTTATAGTCACGCTTTGAAGCACAGTATCAACAACCTTGAGGCCGCATACGCGCATATGACCTATGGTGATATGCAGGATAAGGCCACGAATGCTGGGATTGTGGATGAGAAGCGGGCTGCGAACGTGGTTGAGTCCACGGTCGGGAGTCCTGAATCAACCGTGTCTAGTAATGTTTCTACCGCTGTGAACTCTCTTCGGGATGCTTTTACGCTGGCGCAGGAAGAATTATCCAACGCCTAACTAACGAAAGGGGTGATTCAGCATGGCTGGTAATGACGATTTCAACCAGATTCTAAGTACCACGCTGAAGAACTACGTTCCGAAGTTGGCGGATAACGTCTTTACTGCTCGCCCGCTGTTTTATGCGCTTACCAATGGACAGACCATTCGGCGCATCAGCGGGGGCGCAAAGATTGTTGTCCCCATCATCTACGGAACGAACAGCACGGCTGCCTCGTACTCTGGCGACGACACTATTCTCACGACTGCTCAGACAGGCATTTCGGCTGCTGAGTACGACTGGAAACAGTACGCCGCTACCGTGACAATCACGGGGATTGAGGAAGCCAAAAACAACGGTGAAGCCGAAATCATTGACCTGCTGGAAGGCAAGGTCATGCAGACGGAAGAAACCATTATTCAGAACATGAACGCAATGTTCTGGGCCGATGGGACTGGTAACAGCAACAAGGACTGGCTTGGCCTAGACCTGATTGTTACCAAGCCCAATACGGCGCTTGGTGGCATTGACCCAACCGATTCAGGTAATTCATGGTGGGCGTCCTCCGAACACGATATGGATGGCGCTTTGACTGTGAAGCAGATGGGCACCACCTACAACAACGTGTCAGTTGGTAACGACCAGCCGACCATAGTCATCGGTACACAGGCTTTGTACGAATCGTATGAGGCTTTGCTTGAGCCGAACCTGAGGTACACGGACACCAAAGTCGCAGACGCCGGTTTCCAGAACCTCCTGTTCAAAGGCGCTCCGGTGACCTTTGATGATGACGTAACCAGTGGGGAGATTTTCTTCCTAAACACGAAGTACCTCCGACTGGTTGCTCACACAGAAACGTGGTTCCAGACGACTCCGTTCGTCCGGCCCACCAATCAGGATGCACGCTACGCGCAGATTCTCTGCTACGGCGAGTTCACGTGCAGCAACCGTGCCCGTCAGGGTTACATCCATAGCGCAACCTGATAAACAACTAGGAGCAGAAAATGTCGCGTGGAATCGCCCTTGTTTACGGCAGGAATGCCGAACCAGCGGGGTCGCGTGGCGCCAGCCCATCCCATTACGCACCGAACGAGCGTTCAGGCGCTCGTAAGGTGCCGGGGGTGAGCGGTCCCCCTGCATCGGGTGAACCTCCCATTCCACCCGGCGTTTTCTGTTCCGCTACGACCCGGCATGGGGCCGCTTGTAAAGCGCGCCCCGTGTCCGGGTCGGACCTTTGTATCGGCCATACGCGACAGAAGGCGGCTGTCTCGTGACGGCAATGACCATTGCGGAAATGCGGGCACAGGTGCGTTCCGTCGTTGACATTGACAGCACCGACATTTCTGACACGGTGATGAACAACATGTTGGGTCAAGGCTTTGACCTGATCGTGTATAGCGAGAAGCGGTGGCCGTTCTTTGAGGTGCGTACTACTTTCGACACCGTTCAGGACACAAAGGATTACACGCTTACGACGATTGCGGCAGCACCCGATGTGGTTACCGAAGGGCTACGAGAAATCATGGCTATTCGCAACGACGATCATGTTCTTGAATACATCGGCTCCGATGACGCTGATTGGAACTACCCGCTAAACGTCGCTACTTCTGGGGCACCGTGGGAGTGGAGTTTCTGGAATGACACGGTGCGCTTTTACCCCACCCCGAACGGTGTTCAAACCATTTACGTTCGTGGGTTGCGGGACGCAGCCTCTTTCGGGGTTGGTACCGCTGACGGAACCGAACCCGATCTTCCCGATCCGTTCCACCCGGTACTGGTCACGTATGCGACAGGTAAAGCCTATTTGCAGCAGGAAGATCCGGTGATGGCGAACCAGTATCATTCACAATTCTTAGCGGACTTGGATAACGTCGCACGCCGGTACGCCGACATCCCGGCCCCGCAACCGATGGTCGCTAACAGCCGCAGGGCGACACGGTATTTGGCGGGGTACGGCGCGTTGCGCTACGCCAATACTGGTGGCGTTGTCTGGTAGCGGGCGATGGCCCGCCAATTCAAACTAGAGGTACTTGAAGCCTTCACGGGTGGATTGAACCTGAGGTCCGACCAGTTCAACCTCGCAGAAAACGAATCGCCAGATTTGTTGAACGTGACCGTTGATCCGCGCGGCGGTATTCGCCAGCGCGATGGTGTGGATCGTTTGAATCCCATCGCTTTGAGCGCCGACATCAAAGGAATTTGGGGATTCTTTACCGATGGTGGTACCGCTCAGAAGATGGTCAACTACGGGACCAAGGTGGCTTACGCCACTACAGCCAATTTCACCGATCTCACAGGCATTACCGCCCGTACTGATGGTACGCGCGTATACGGCATGACGATGAATAATATCGCCTACGGGGTGTCTGGTGACAAGGTTTCATTCAGATGGAACGGTAGTGCTGACGCCGATCTCGGCCTTGTGCTGGATGGTTCGGCAGGGAACTTTCCACAATCCCAATACGTAGCCTTCTGGAATAACTTTGCGTGGACAGCCAACACTGTTGAATCAGGGACATCACATCCTTCTCGTGTGCGTTGGAGCAACGCCAATGATCCCGAAAAGTGGACAGCAGCAGACTACGTGGATATTGACATAGGAGAGCATGGGGACTACATAACCGGGCTTGTCGCCACCGGGGAGAAGTTGCTAGTTTTCAAATCCAACAGCGTTCACGCTATTTTCGGATGGGATTCTGATTCCTTCCAAGTGGTCAACCTGACGAATGATGTCGGGTCGGTCCCCCTGTCGTCCCCGGTTTCCACCACCTTCGGAACCTTTTTCTGGTACGCCAACAACGGTGTTTACATATATAACGGTGAGCAATTCGTATGGCTCTTCGCCAAACTACAACCGGCGATTGACGACGGGCGCATTGACAATCTGGACACCAACCCGCCACAACTAGCGTGGGGAAACAACAAACTGTACGTGTCACTGGACTGGACTGAGAACGCCACTACAACTAGACGCACCCTGATGTATGACCCCACTATGGGAGAAGGCGGGGCATGGGTTACTAGCGATATTGATGCTGGCCCACTGTATGCGTATAACCCTCCGAATGCGGCACCAACCGTTTACGGCGGTTGTGTCGCAAATACTGGGATTCTGATTGATGTGGAAGATGCACAGAATCGCACCAGTGACCGTTACGTTGGTGCTACTGAAACACACATTGAATCCCATTTCGTAACCCGGTGGGTTACGGGACGCGACCCTATTGTAAAGAAACGGTGGGGTCGCCCAAGAGTGGTACTGTCAGCAGAAGCAACAATCACGCTACCTATTCTGATTTACAAAGATTTCGACAAATCGGAACAATCGAATTCGTTCGATCTGTCGGTTGCGGGCAAGGTTTCCAATTCCCGGTGGGGTACCGCTGAATGGGATGACGCAGACGAAGAGTCGGCTACTGTCGCCAAATGGGATGCGATTTCGTCCGATCTGACCGCAAATGTGCAGAACCTTCCCACACTTGGGACAGGAAGAAGTATTAGTATGAAGGTAAGCGGTCCTTCTTCAGACAACCATTGGGAAGTGAACGCGCTGGCGTTTACGT